GGAGCTAAAATTGCTTCATATCCTTTTGGTAATTGAATGCATACTCCTAAAGAAAATAATCCTGATTGTCCTTTATTTAATTGAATATCTTCATCTAAAGTTAAATCAATTCAATCTCCTTGAACAATCTTATTCAATCGAGGAATATCATTATGTTCATATTTTATTTTAATCTCCATCAAACTCCTTTCTATTAAAAGCTTCATAAGTAATTTTATTAAGTGCGGTTTCTGGTTCTTTATCTTTTTGAAATATTTTTATAACTTTTACTACACACCACTCATCAATAATTTCTCCACGAGCAGTTGTTGATTTTTGTGTATATCCAAAGGAGCTTAACGTATATCCTTGATCTATAGCATCTTGTTGAAGTTTTTTATGAAAAGCTTTTACATCTTCTACAGTTTCAAGACGATATTCTTCAGTTGTTTTAAGAAGATATTTTATCATTATGCACCAGCTCCAATTATAGTAATTTCACGATTAAAAGTTTTACCAAGAGTATTAGCTAAATGTTCAATATAATTTAAAGGACCGTATATAGACATTGTTTCAATTTTATAATCATTTAAATATTTTCTAATTGTTTTTTCTAAATCTTTTTCAAAAACAGTTTGAGAAGCTACCATTTGAGCATCATATTCTGGAGTTTCTTGCGTAATCATAATTGTAATATTAGCTGCGGGACGGGCAGCAATCATCATATCCATATTTAATCTCCAATCTCAATTACAAATTCATTACATGGAAAAAGAATATACATATACTGTTCTGGTCTAAATCCTTCTGTATCTATACTAATCCAATATTCATAATAATTATATTTTTCATTATAGACAATATCTTTAAGAATTCCACGAGATTGAATTAATTCAGTTAATTCTTTGATTCCTTTTTCTGGATTATTCTTTATAAAATTAAAAATTGTATAATCATTACGGTCACGACAAAGAAACATATAATATCGCGCTCCACAAAGAGCTTTAGTTTTAAACCAACTTGAAACTTTTTCCAACATAGATTGAGCTAAAGTTTCTGGCATCTTTTCTGATTGATTACTATATACAGTTTTATTAATATCGTATATAGTACCTAAAGAAATATCTCCCATACAATCTCCTTTCACTTTATTATATTATACTATATTTTTAAATAAAATGTCAAAAAAAAATAAGCCTCAACGCTAGAATTTTTATTCTTTTGTTGAGGCATTTTTTTTATTTAGATTGATTACTTGGTAACATAAATAATCTAACAATTACTAATATTGTATAAGCTCCTAAAGCATATGTCCATTCAAATGGAATTATAAAATTAAAAACTTGAGCAACTATTAAAGTTATTAGCCAATAGCCAAAGGCAAATAAAAGAAAACCAATTAAAAATGCACAAATTAGAATTATACCCATAGCTAAAGCTAAAGCAATGATACTATTGTTTTTAAAATACATATTTATTCCTAACTAATTTTTACAGCATATTGATTATCGCTTGCTAATTTTATACCTAAAATTTCATCATAGTGCGGAGTTTGATTAGAAATATATCTACCAAATTTAATTATAATATTTTTATAATTATTAGCTAAATAAGTAATAGATTTTGAAATTTCTGACTGATAATATCCTGTAAATATTACAATATCATCTAATGTATATTTTCTAAATTCTTCTATTAAAAGTTGTAAATCGTGCGGGCTATCAAAAGGTTCTAATCCCATAAAAACAATAGCTTGCGTAATATCATTTTCCATATATTTTTTAACAATTTGAGAATAATCCATTTCAAATTCTGGTAGTTGAGCAAGTAAGCTATTCTGACATAAGGCTTTCCCGCATTTAAAATTACAATAAGGAAATTCTATAACCATACAAGGTTTTTTATAATTAATAAAATCCTCAGAAATAATACCTTTAATTATCATTAATATTATCCCATTTACGAAGTTTAAACTCATCTTTGCGAGTTTGGCTCCAACTGTTAATTTTTGTATAAAAACCAACAATTCTGGTAAACTCTGCGTCTTTTGGTTTACCACATACTGGACAAAGTCCGTTACCATAGAATGCATGATTATCTTTACATGTAGAAATTCGAGTATTAAATGCAAAATATGTAACACCTTTTTGAGCAATGTAATTAGTCATATATAGAGCTTTTTCATAACTCGTGAAAGGTGCATCAATGTTATAATGAAGTATTGATCCTCCATTACAAAAAGCGTCAAATTGTGCTTGAATTCTAACTCTTTCTTGTCCAGTAGTTTGAATTCCTAGAGGAATAAATTGATTACCATATAATGGTAAATCATAAATATTGGCATTTGGATAAAAGAATTTATCTTTTTTCATTAATTTATCTGCTGCATTTTCACCAGGAATTTGTTCACAATTAATCTTATAATCTAAATTATTATCTTCAATAAATTGATTAGATACTTTACGAATAGTCTCAAAAATTTTTTGACCGAATGAAGAAGCTTTATCAGTATAATAAGTATTACCTAACATATCTACTTCGGTATACCCAAACTTTTTCATTGTTTCATAAACACCAAGGAAGCCAATTGTATTGTAAAGATGCGGAAAATCAACTAGGCCATATGAAAAATTAGGAAGTAAACCCTTATCAACATTTCTTTGAATTATATGACGAACACAATCAAGAGCTTTAAGATTTAAAATTAATCTATATTCAAGTTCTTGTAAATATTCTTCTTCTGAATCTGTATCTAATGCTAAACGAGCAAGATTTATTGTCGATACTTTAACAGATCCGACTTTAAGTGCTGATCCCCCGACGCTATTAAAATAGCCAAGCTCAGCAATATCACTTTTTAATCGACAACAATTTGATAAACTATTAACAGATGTATCTTGAAAAATATTTGAATCTGACCATTTCATATTATGTTTAATAGCCCACTCTGCAAAATTTTGATCAACAAAACCATCAAGAGTGTTTAAATTATATTCTCCCTCTTTACGAAGAAGAGATATTGTGTTTACTGGAAATGTTAACATATTAGTTGATCGGATTTCAGACATAACTTCCATATACCATTTTTGAAATTCAATTATTTCTTCTTCGTAATCAATCATAAAGGTTCCATCAGGAAATATCGATCCACCAAAAAGAGCTTCAAAGTATGGTCGATCAAAAATTGATGTATTTGTGAAAGCTGATTGTGAACCCACGTTATTCTTATATTTCTATAAGCGCTGACTATATTTTAATTCTTTATTTATAAAGAATAATTACTCTTTCCACTTATGTATCAATAATAAGTGTACTCTCCTTCACGGAGATAGTCGATACAGGCTTCAAATTAATTATTAGGTCTAAGAGGATAGGTCAATTCCTCTCTACGATACATTTTAGTAGTACCATTTTTAATATATAAAATATCTCTATAATCACATTCATATTTTTGAGCAATTTCTCTTAATGATAAAAGTGAATTTTGAAGCAAATAAATAATTTCTGTTATTTGCTCATAAGTAAATTTGCCAGGATGTCTAGTAGCTTTCCATTTTCTAATAGGATACTCTATATTATTTTGTTTATAAGTTTTTCCATTATTAATATTCCTAATTGTAACATAATTTACTTCAAATTGTTCTCCAATATCTTTATAACTTCTATAAGTATATTTTAATAATTTAATAATATCTTTAATATTAGAATCAGTTAAACTATAATTTCCTTTGTATGATTTCCTAATAGGATATTTGATATTTCTTACATAGCTTAAACCTTTATTAAATTCACTAATAGAAGTATTAGATTTAAAATTATATTTTTTTGCTAATTCAACAAATGAAAGATTTGTAGTTTGTAAATCTATTGTTAAATTTTCTACATCTTCATCAGATAATTTAGCTTCAGGATGTTCATATCCTCTCATTAATGGAGGCTCATCTCCACCCTCAGATATATTATAACCATTAGGAACTAAACTATTATAATATTTAATCCAATATTTTTCTTTTTCATTATAATTTTCAATTTGAGATTCTAAAATTTCATAATAAAAATATTCTTTTCCATATTTTTGAATAGCTTTGGCTACTAAATCATTATCTCGATGGGCAGCAGAAGGTTTACAATGACCTTGAAATCTTTCTTTTGTATTTTTAGCTTGACCAATATATATTTTATTATTGATAGTATTTTTAATGATATAAATATCTTTTTTCATTTTACACACCTCCTTTTTTTTAATTAATTTATTTTAATTATAATTTTGACCTAAATAATTTATAATTTGATTCCCACGGGATTACCATATGATTTCTCACTTAGGTTTCCCCGTTAGCCTATAAGATATTTATTTATTTTCTTATAAACCCCGTTGATGAGACGGAAAAGTAATTTAGTGACAGTTTTTTCTATCACGCATAATGTTTTGGTTTACCGCGTAAATAAATCGTTGGAATCCCTGATCAGCATAATATCGTTCATTGCCCGAAGTTCGTATGCCTAGATAATCACTATCTACATCTTTTTTCCAAAAATAAAACATATATGGAAGAAGGTTTGCCAACCCCACTGCACCCGAAGATCGATTACAAGTATAATTAACAAATTCTTTTACAAAATCAATAAAAGTTGTATAATGCTCTGCTGGTTTAGCATTTCTTTCAGGAAAGAAGTATAACCCTCTTTCTGCTAAATCTTTTAAATCATAAGCAAAACAATAGTGTCTAAATGTTGATGATGGAGCATCGTGCATATAAAGCTGACCTATCCATTCTGCTCGCAACCACTCATTAGCTGTTTTAAATCCATATTTTTTTTGAATTTCATAATAAATTTTATTAAAGGCTAAAAGTTTAGAATGGGGTTTAGGCATTTCTCTTTCTAAAGTTACAATATCTTTATGACTAACATTTGAATTACTATCAATAGAAGCATCTGCTACTGTTCGTTTATCTATAAAATTAGAAATAAAATCTGTATAAGAAAGTTGTTCATCTCCAAAACCATTTAATTCTGCAATTTCTGTTCCAAATTCTCCTTGTAATTTATTATATTGAGTTGTAAAATTGCGGTTTAATTTCATATTAATTTTCATATGAATTTACCCACTTAATAGCTCCTCCAAAATCATAAAAGTTTTCATCTACTTTAAGAATGGGAGCTGCTCTAAAGCCCATATCAATAATAGTTTGCATATCTGATTCTATATTGAAATCAATATTTTTTTGCTGAAGTTTTTGTTTTAAAATTTTACAGCGAGGACAACCTGTGCTATAAAGTGTAACCATTTATTCCTCCTTACACTAGATTTTGTGCTTTTTATTTATAATAT